TCTCGTTGCGAATTTGCTCAAGCGACTTGCCACTTAGAAACGCACCGAGGCCCGCGCCCGCGATCGTGGCGCCCTCTTGCATTTGTTGAGCCCACGAGACTGCCCCGCCCGCTCGGCCGGTGTTCACGTCGGCGCTGCCGCCGATGAAGCCAGCCATGAAACCACCGCCGCGGGTGCTCGCGACTTGTTTCTCCATGATTGCAAGCCGCTCAAGCAACACGCTATTCGCGGCAACGGTTTGTTCTCCGGTTGTCTTGAACTTTGCGAGCGCTTCGCCGGCGCCCTTCGTCGCGTTGTTCATCGTTTCCATAATCTGCCCGGCCACGATAAGCGGCGACAACGCGCCCGCGATCGCGATACCCGCGGTGCCAGCCGCGCCCGCAGCGCCGCCGATCGCACCGAATCCACCGAGCGAGAGCGCTGACTGTGCGCCCGCTTTGAGCACGCCTTGCGCCGGGCTTGGCGTTGCGCTCACTCGCTCCATGCGCTTCGCCGATGCCTTGATCTTGGCTTCGGTTGCCTTCAACCCGGCGTCAACGCCTTCGGTTGTGACAACAACGGGAACGTGTACTTTCGGCAGACTAGCCACGTGGCAACTCCATTAAAGCTGTTTCCACGGCATCGCTGATGAACTCAACAACCCGCGGTTGATGTCGTTGAGCGGAACGTGTGACGTAAAGCCGTCGGTATATGCGAGCGCCAAGCGCCGACTCTCGGCGCCTAATTCCCTTGCGCCAACCGCGATCCTGTGAGAACGGCACGATGCGTGCGTTTTTGTTGCCCTTCCACTTGCGCACGAGTTTCGGTGGCGGTTTCGGCCCAACCACGCCATCGGACAAGCGGACAAGACCCTTCTTGAATGGGCGCCAGCCGCCGTCATAAAGGTGCGCACGCTTACCGACGCGGTTGCCATCCTTGCGGACTCCGACGCCGCACCAAATCCGACCCTTGCGGTACGTCTTGGTCTTGACTGCGATGTCTCGCTTGGTGCGCTTTGCTTTCGGCAACGCAAGACTTTTCATCGTGCGCTTGACCGCTTCGCCCCAGTTGCGCAATCCCTTGCGCACGATCTTCTTGCGCATCTTCTTTGGAAGTTCCGACGCTATCGCTGCGATCCGTTCCAAATCGTGTTTGGACGGTCGAAACTGGATCTTGAATCCGGCTCGCTTTGCGGCGATGTAGTTCACGTCGGATGCCGTCCCAATCGGGAATATCCATTTCCACATTGAGCGCTGCAACGCTTAACGTAGCGAGATCGGTGCTCGTCAGTGAGAACGCCACACGTAGCACCCGACGTGCGGCGTCAGTTAGTCCCGGCCTTCGGCGTAAAGCCGCTCCACCAGCGCTGAAATCTTCTGCACCGTAAACGCGTCAGCGGCGAGCGCTTCATCCACGCTCGCGAACACTGGTGCGCCGTTCTCAACAAGGTGCCGAGCGACCATCCACGCGGAAAGCCGCTGCGGGTCTTTCGCCGACATGTCGAGCGCCTCGATGAGGTCGAGCGCTGACGGTCGGCGCAGCTCAACGGCGACGCCGTTGGGAAGCGTGCCGTTCCAGTTCTTCAGAGTCAATGCGTCTCGAATGCTCATGCGACGGTGATGGTACCTGTGAATTGAATGGTGAAGTTCGCGCGCACAACTTCGTTGGTCGATGCCGTTGCGCTGAACGATTGAACGAACGCTTGACCCGTGTACGTCATACCGGTTGCAAGCGTGACGATTGCCGCTGCGCTGCCGGTTCCGGCGTTGATTGCGGTTTCAACCGCGGCCATAGCCGTACTGCTTTGATCGTAAAACATGTCGATGGTCGCGGTGCATCCGCGGTTGCCGATGATGTACGTGCGCGGGCCCGTGGCAATGTCGGTCGAATCAATCAAAGTTTGATCGTATTGAATCGACACGGTGCCCAGCCCGGTAACGGCCGTTCCTGCCCAACTGAAAGACGCGAGCGCTGATGAAATCGCGGGCATTTAGTTCTCCCTGTAGTAGATGTCCACTTCGCAGTTAACTTCCGCTGGCTCTTGCTCGTCGCCTTCGCCGACGGAAGCGGCGTCAACGGTTCGGCCACGGAATATGACTGCGTCGAATGTGTAGGAACCAAACAAGTAGGACGCCGGAACACAAGCCGCAGGAACGTTTGAAGCGATGTTTAGCGCCGTTCCTGTTTCCACTGCAACCACTTTGATTTGAGCCGACGCAAGCCAGTGACCGCTTACCGCGCTGCGCTCGTTGTTGGTGATTTCAAAAGTGATCGCTGGCAAGCTGCTGTTTTGCAACCTGTACCCGTGCGTAACCGAGTACGCGTTAAGATCGTCACTTGCGTTGAGCATTTCACGTAGTGCGGCTTCGATGCTCATACAACCTCCTCACACTCGAGCACGGCGACCATGTCGGCTTCATCAAGGTTGGTGACACCGAGAATGCGGAACGTGCGAGCACGCACAGTGAGCCGATAGGTTTCGTTGATGCCCCAATCCTGCAACGAGTTCCAACGGCAACGGATCTCGGCTCGGCGCACAACCGCGACGCCGTCGGCGTACTGTTGCTCGCTCGCGCTGTCCGTGCGCAAGTCAACCCACAACGGCGGGTTGCCCGGCCGCGTTTTGTTGATGTCGGTGAAGTTGCCAGTTCGCATCCCCAAGTCATCTTCGTTGATGCTTGGTTGCAACACAGTTGCAGGAAAGCGAAGTCGGCCGCTACCGATCATCGGAGCGCCCCGCGTGCGCTGTACGCGTTCATGATGAACTTGAGCGAGAGCGGCACTTCGGCAAGCGAAGCCACCGACGTGGCGTCAGGGTTGGCGTACCACGCGCCCACGAGCGCAACAATGGCTTGTTGCAAAGCGTGCGGAACTTGCGTGTATCCAGCGGTATAGGTCACCGTGGGGAACGTGCCGTCATAAATCTGCGGCGTTTCTTTGAACTCAAGCGCGGTCAGACTGTCGGTTGCGTTGAGGTACCAATCGGACGTCGGCATCGTCGTGAGCACGTTGCTTCCGTTGTAGTAGGTCACCGATGTGACCGACGCCACTGGTTGCATCGGCAGAATGAAGCGCCGCCACTTATCGAGTTTCGCCGTGCGCGTTTCGCTTGCGAGCCCAATGCCAAGTTCACGCTCTAACAACTCGCCAGCCGCAATGCACAAGGTTGTAAGAATGACATCGTCAGCGGTTACGTCAATGCGCAACCGCGTCTTGAGAATGTCGATTGGTATGGGTGTCGCTGCCATGAAACCCGCGCCGGGGGTTTCCCCCCAGCGCGAGCGAAAGGTAAGAAATGCTCAGGCCGTGATGCAAGCGAACGCGTTCGCAAGCATGATCTTGGAATCAGTTCGCGCGTACGTGTAGAGGGTGACCTGGTGCGTGCTCGCTGCCGAGTACGGGTCAACGAGCGACGTCATGCCAGTGCGGTCAAAGATCTCAAAGTAGTTGAAATCGCCCACGACGGCAAACACGTTCTCATCCGTGTTGGTGGTTGGCACGTACTGACCGATGCTGTACGGCACACCGTAAAGCAAGCCCGGAGCTCCGCCCACCATCGTGCCCGCGTTCGATGAGGCTTGCGTCCAGATGTATTCGGTAGCGCCGGAAGTCACGTAGGCGTTCTTCAACTTGCGAGCGACGCGCACGAACGTGTCAGAGAGAAGCCAACGGAACCGCGGCGAGTTGCGATACTGCGGCGCAACAAGGTGCACGGTATCAATGACGTTGTCGGCGGTGACAGTCGTAACGGCACCACCAATGTCGGTTTGTTGCGAGACACCCGAAATCTTGGTGTTTGCCGACGATCCCGCGATGCCTTCCGGTTGACTCGATCCGGTGCCGACCGTGTACGCCTCTTCCATTTTGAGCGCCATTGAAAGGCCGATGCGGCTTGCGACCCAATCGAGGCCGCTGCCGATGCCGCCTTGGCCGATCGCGTCTTCAATGAACTCTTGGCTCATCTGAGTTGCGCACGCGTACTTGTACGGCACCACGGAAATAGCCGTTCCGAAACCCGGGTCGGTTGCACTGATCGAAACACCTTCCGTCACGAGCGCCGTCGTAGGAAGGCTGCCTTCAACCGTGATCGTACGCTTCGAGTCAATCGAAGACACGGGAGCGATGGAGCGCAGCACGTTCGCTTGGTACATCTTCTCGACAATGCGGCGTTCCATGTCGGTAGGGATTCCCGCGCCGCCCGTGTTCGTTGCGAGCGCGCGCATTTCAGCGGCGTCGCCACGCGCGACAGCGTGAAGCCAACGCTTCGCGTACTCAGGGCTTGCGAGATCGTGCTTGACGTCGGCACGTGCGACCACGCCGCGGAACTGCGGTTGCGAGCGTTCCTCTTCAAGTTGCTTGAGGCGCTCCTGTGCAGCGCGAAGCGCGATTCGGTCTTGGTTCATGCGCTCGACGGCGTCAAGGTCAGCATCAATACGCGCGATCTTCTCGCGTTCTTCGCCGCTTCCGCGGATCTCGACGTGGTGCGTTTTTGCACCAGTGCGAGCGGCGAACGAGTCAAGGGTCTTGCGATATTCGTGGACGGTGTTCTCAATGTTGTTCAGTTCGTCAGACATGTTGCATCCTGTGCTTGTGAATCTCGAGCCGCAGCGCCGCGGCTTCAATGGCAGCCGCGGAAACACTCCGCAGGCTCGATGAGGTCTTGTCGCCATAGGCAGCGTCAACAACCACGCTGAGCTCGACGAGCCGCGCGGCAGTGACAGTGCGTTCGGTGCGTCGCGGGTTCCACTCGTCGCGATCGACGTAGAAACCAAACGACATTTCTCCGCTCAAATCCCCGCGCTCGAGCATCGCGCGCACGTCGTTTCCGACGCTCGTTTCGGCAAGATCCGCGGTGAAGCGCACCCCGCTAGCCGTGTCGTTGAGCGTGAGCGTGCCGCTACGCGTGCGAGCGAGCAACGCGCTCGCGTTGTGGTTGAAGAGGAGTTTGATGTCAGCGCCCGCCAGGTCGCCAAAAGCGCCACGCGAAATGCGCTCACGGAACTGCGGGTTGAATGGCTCGGAGATTTCGCGGCTCCACTTGCCGTATGGAATCGCGAGCCCTGAGAGCGTGCGCCCGGCTGGTGCGCCAATCGTGACGCTGCGACGTTCAAGCGAAGTCATCTACGCTCCCTGCGCT